TCGCTCTCATGCTATTGCTTACTCTATGCTTAGTTATTATACGGCCTGGCTTAAGTATTATTATCCACTTGAATTTATGTTTTCGCTCCTTAAAAATGAAGGCAATAAGGATACTAGAACGGAATATCTGATTGAGGCTAAGCGTCTTAATCTAAGAGTTTCTTTGCCACATGTAAATGAGTCTGATGTATATTTTTCATTACAGAAGGATAGAATTGTTTTTGGGCTTGCAGAAGTTAAATTTATTTCTGATAGCATTGCAAATAAAATTATAGAAAAGAGACCATATGCAAACTATAAAGACTTCATTGATAAAGCTTCTAAAAAAGGCAGTGGCATCAATAGTAGGGCTATATCTGCTCTTAATGCTATTGGGGGCGCTGCGTTTGAAGATAATCCGAGGCAAGGCGATGAAAAGGAAAGGTACTACGAATATTTAGGTATACCAACATTTAGTTTAGATTTACCTCCTAAAATTAAAGCTCAAGCAAGACCAATTGAAGAGTTCGATGATCTAGGCTCATTTGTGATGTTTGGAATGGTAAAGAATATTAAGCGAGGCAATGGTTGGGCTAGAGTAGAGCTAGTAGACGAGACTGGATCAATTGGTTTATTCCACCACGAACAAACACAGATTGAGACTGGACAAATGTACTTTATATTGGTTGGAGATAATCGTATTGCTAGATACATTAATGTAAAAGACATTAATAAAAATTCATCGGATTTGTTTGTAGAATATTTATATAAAGACTCATATGATCTTGCGGAAGACGAATATATTGTGGTAAACTTTACCCCGTATAAAACAAAGGCTGGCAAAATGATGGCTCACATCGTAATGTCTGATAAAGATAAAAAGCTTGTAAGAGCTATTGCATTCCCAGCTTTATATAAAATAGCTCTTGCTAAAATGCGTGAAGGAATGAAGTGTAAGATAGTTCTATCTAAGTTAGACGATGGAACTTTAAATATTAAGGAAATAAAGTAATGGAAGATATAGTTAAATCAATTAGCATTAGTAAACTTTTAATAACCATATTAGAAGAGCATGGACCAATAACAATATCTACTGAAAAATTTTTTAATGCCAACGGAGATGACAAGGAGTTGGTATTTGATTACAATGAAGAAGGACCATCATTTACTATTGGATTAAGGAATAAAGATGAACAGTAATGAATTAATAACAGAATATGGACTTGATGCATTATCAGCAGTGCTTCATGAAACAGCAGTAGAAAAAGGATTTTGGGATGGAGAAATTTCTTATGACAAGATTGGAAATAAGCTTGCACTCGTACATTCAGAAGTTACTGAAGTATTAGAAGCAATTAGAAAAAATCATGGATCTGAAAAAATAGTAGAAGAAATGGCAGACACTATTATTAGGCTGTTAGATATTTATGCTGCTATGAGAAATGAAGAACAAGTTCTTCACAGTCTTGATGAAGTTCTTAAGAATAAGATTGAAAAAAATACAAAACGCCCACCACTTCACGGCAACCTATTCTAAATGCTATAATGGCATAGAGAAGAAAGATAATAATGACAATAGTATTAGATGACATATTAGCAAAGCTGGATCCAAAAACAAGAGCAAGAGTTCAATCAGCACAAGAAGTAGAAATTGAAAAACAACCTACTCCAAGCATTGGGTTAAACCTTGCCTTAAGGGGCGGATTAGCACATGGAAGGCAGATATTAATTTGGGGAAATAAGTCTGCGGGTAAATCGTCTTTTTGCCTACAAATGATTGCAGAGGCTCAAAAGGCTGGAAAAACTTGCGCTTGGATCGATGCCGAACATTCTTATTCAAAAGATTGGGCAGAAAAGCTTGGGGTAGATTCCTCTCAATTAATTTATTCTCAAGCCAAGACGGTCAACGATATGGTCGACGTTGCTACTCAGCTTATGGAAGCGGAGGTTGATATAATAGTAGTAGACTCAATATCTGCTTTGCTTCCTGCCATATATTTTGAGAAAGATAGCAGCGAGTTAAAAAAATTAGAAGACACCAAGCAAATAGGTGCTGAAGCAAAGGATATGACACATGCTGTTAAAATGCTTAACTACGCAAACAAAAATAGTTTACTCGTACTCATCTCACAACAGAGGAATCAGTTCGGCTCAATGCATGCCAGCCATATCCCCACGGGAGGAATGGCTGTTAAATTCTTCTCATCTACCGTTATCAAACTTTGGTCTTCGGAAGCTGAAGCAAATGCTATCAAGGCAGGTGTTAAAGTTGGGGATAAAATTATCGAGCAAAGAGTTGGACGACCAGTCAATTGGATTATTGATTATAACAAAGTCGGACCACCTAATCTCTCAGGACAATACGACTTTTACTATCAAGGGGAAATTCTTGGAGTAGATCAAATAGGTGAAACGCTTGATGTTGCAGAGATGTGCGGCATAGTAGAAAAAGGCGGAGCTTGGTATACTGTTAATGGAGAAAGATTACAGGGAAGAGCAAAAGCAGTACAATACTTAAAGGATAATCTAAAAGTAGTAGCTGATTTACAAAAGGAAATATATGCCAAATATTAATGAATTTATTGGCCCTAAACCAGAACCAGTTTACAAAGCAGAACTTGAAAGAATAATTGGAAATAAGCCGTGCTCTAAATGTTCTGAGAATGCATCAGAAGCATTTTGGGATCCAACAAAATTAGAAATGACATGGACCTGCGAGGCAGGACATAATAATTATTATCAGGTTAAATAATGAATAGAACATTTATAATAATTCCAGACGGTGTTTCTTACAGTCAACTCTTTACCGATATAGAATTAAAATGTCAATCTTGTGATCAAGTAGTAACTAAGGTTGTGTACGAGGAAAGAACTGGAATAGGAACATGGATTTGTAACAATATGCATTTATCTAGGGAGAAAATTGGTGTCTGAGCGAGGCGAAGTAAAAAGAGATAATGCAAAAGCCCAAAAGAATTCTGGACGTGGAAAATACCAAAAGGGTGATGCCAAATGGTATAATTTTGTTGTAGATTATAAGGAATCTAATTCTTCTTTTACATTAAATAAAGATGTATGGGCAAAAATTTGTACAGATACTTTTAAGGTAAATAGAAATATGCACCCAGCGTTAAAAATAATAATTGGAAATGAATCTAAGATTAGGCTTGGAATCATAGAATGGTCAGTACTAGAAGAACTAGTAAAATTTTGGGAGGAACACAATGTCTAGTGGACAAAGATTTAAAAAATATCCACAGAATAAAACAATTATCAGGGACGGGCAGATAGTTCGTATAAGAAAAGACGGCTCTATAAAGTCTGTTCTTGGGCCCTATGAACCAAATCATAAGAAAGATAAAAAGAAATGAAAGAGGCAGGAATTTTAGCTATAGGTTTTTTTATAGGATACTTCACATTGGCAGCCGTAATGCATTTAGAAGAAAGAAAGAAGAATGTCAGAGACGAATAGCCTTGAATTAATAAGCACGATTACAGAATTTAATGATCTTCATGAGTTTATGAAAGATGAGCAGCTAGATAAGGCGATGGCAATAGTAGTAAAACTTTTGATGAATCCAGACATTCCAGCAGCAAAAGCTCCACTTTTAATTATTGAACTTCAAGCTATGTCAACAAAGTTTGCCATCCTCGCTTCTGTATATTCTACAATTGCAAAAGATAAGGCTGGAACACCAAATAATAATAAAAAGAATATTTACTATTCTATTAAGGAGTCAATAGATAAACTTGTGGATGCCCTCAAGTATGTCGTAAGATATAATGGCTAGAGACATAGTTAAAAATTTAAAGTTTAAAAAGTATGAAGGCAAGTTTGATGTAAAAGAATTTGCTAACATGCTTGATGATGCCTATAGAGCTACAAAAAGACCAGACGGCGAAATGACTAAAAAATCATTTAGCCCAAGTACTCTTGGATATGGGCACGGAAACTGTCCTAGATATTGGTACATGGCATTTTCTGGAGCACACTTTATAGATAATAACGATGCTCAGGCTATTGCAAATATGGCACATGGAACACAGGCGCATGAGAGATTGCAAAAACTTATAAAGGATCAATCTACAGATTTATTTAAAACAACAAAAATTGGATCTGTACAAACAGAAGTTGAAATTACAAATGAGTATCCACCTATCAGAGGATTTATAGATCTTGTTATTGATTGGGAAGGAACTAATGTAATCGGTGAAATTAAAACTGCTAAGCAAGAAGTTTGGGATACAAGGCAGGCGGAGATGTCGCCTTCAGCCAATCATATGCTTCAGCTTCTTACCTACATGAAATTAAAAAATATAAATGAAGCATTCTTTTTGTATGAAAATAAGAATACGCAAGAGTTGCTTTTGATTCCTATTCAAATGACTGATAAGAATAAAGATATTATTGAAAATTTATTCTTGTGGATGTGCGAAGTATACGATAACTTTAAAGACGGGGATATTCCGATGAGGCCCTTCTTGAAAACGGCGTATGCCTGTAAAAATTGTCCAATAAAAAAGGAATGCTGGTCTGGAGAAACTGGAACAGTGCAAATAGAGCCATACGAGGTTCCTAAAATATGATTTGCGCTAATAAAGAATGTGCAAAAGATTTTGAGCCTAAAACTCACAATCAAAAATACTGTACCGATGAATGCTGCCGCATTGCAACCAACAGAAGGATTATGGAAAAGTATTACGAGAAAAAGGCTATCCGCAATGGTGCTAATAGGCAATGCAAAAAGTGTAATGCTAAATTAAGCAGATATAACCAGTCTAGCATTTGTTCTATATGTGAAAAGAATAAAGACATATCTAATAAAACTAAAATAATTGGGATGTTAAATGAAATTAGCTGACCTGGTTAAGGTTCAAGCTCATAAAGTTTTAGGAATTGATGCTTCTACAAATTCCGTAGCATTTTGTCTTATGGAAAACAATAAACCAATAAAGTGGGGGAAGATAGAATTTGCTGGAGCAGATATATACGAAAAAATATATGATGCAAAAAAGAAAGTTAATTTAATGCTTGATCAGCTTAAGTGTGATTATATAGCCATGGAGGGAGCGGTCTTAGTAAGATCTCCAGATGCTGCGATAAAGCTTTCCTATGTTTATGGTGTTGTAATTGCAGAGTTAATGTCTACTGGAAGTAAGGTTATTACCATATCTCCCACCGCTTGGCAGTCTCATATCGGAAATAAAAATCCAACTAAGGCGGAAAAAGAGGCATTAAAGATTGCTAATCCAGGATACGCAGACTCTTGGTATAAAAATAAAATGCGTAATATAAGAAAGCAAAGGACGGCGGATTGGGTAAAATCTAAATTTAAAATAAGCATAGAAGATTTTGATGTTGCAGATTCTTTTGGCATATCGTATTATGCAAATGAGGTGCTTACTAAACGATGAAGTTTTATCAAAGCAAGGACTGGCTATATCGTAGGTATATAGTTCAGAAAAAAACTGTTACTGAAATTGCAAAAGAATGTGGTGTATCTGCAATGACAATACAGAGATATTTAGTTCAGTTTGGATTAATTAAAAAATGATTAAACAATTTAATGAATTCAGAGAATTTAGAGAAACTTATTCTCAGATAGCACAAGATCTTCTCGCCTTATTTTGCCTTGGAGAATCTCCAAAGTACTTTGTAGAATTTGGTGCTTGCGATGGAGTTTACTTATCAAATACATTTATGCTAGAAAAATATTATGGATGGAATGGACTTTTAGTTGAGCCATCTCATCATTATAATAAAATTTTAAAAGAAATAAGATCTGTTAATGTAGATACCCTTTGTGTTTCTGATAAAACTGGAGAAAAAATAGAATTTCTTGAAGTAGAAAATTTGCAGGGAATATCTGGTGCTGATCAGTATGCCTATGATGACATTCATACAGAAACAAGAAAGCGATTCGGAAAGAAATATTTAGTAGAAACTATATCGCTAAATGATCTTTTAGACAAGCATAATTGTCCTCAAACAATTGATTACATTTCCATTGATACAGAGGGAAGTGAATATTCTATATTAAAAGCATATGACTTTTCTAGAAAATTTAATTTGATAACAGTAGAACATAACAATACGTATCAGAGGGATCTTATTAATGAGTTAATTGTTTCTAAAGGATATGTACAGATTATGCCAGAAGAATCTAAATGGGACAGCTGGTTTGTATCCCAAGATATTCATGAAAGGTTGCCAAAATGAATATAGTTTATACTGGTGGAACTTTTGATCTCTTTCATTCAGGACATGTTAATCTACTCAAAAGATGTAGAGAGGTTGCTGGCGAAAATGGCAAAGTTGTAGTAGCTTTAAACACTGATGATTTTATATTTCAATTTAAAAATAAAAAACCAATATGTAGCGAACAGGAAAGAATGGAAGTTTTACTTTCTTGCAAATATGTTGATGAAGTAGTAATGAATGTTGGAGGTCAAGATTCAAGAATCTCTATAGAAATTGTTTCTCCAAACTATATTGTTGTTGGTTCTGATTGGGCTAAGAAAGATTATTATGCTCAAATGTCATTTACACAGGAGTGGCTTGATGAAAGAGGGATAGGGTTAGTTTACGTTCCATATACCAATTCTATTTCATCAACTAAAATTAGGGGACGAATGCAATGAAATTTCAGTCTTATTTAGTTTGCTGGGATGATTATCTTAACAATGCTTTAGAGATAGAAAAACAATTTAGTAATGTTAACTTAAATTTAGAGGTTATAAACTCAGGCACTCCAAAAGATGGATGGATCAATGTTGGAGATATAAGATATTTTAAACAACTATATTATGTTCTAAAAAACTTTGATTATTCTAATGACTACTTAGTTTTTATTGCTGCTGATATATCTCAAAAAGATTGGTCAGTTTTTATGAACAGGGCGAAAGAAGTGTTGTCTAATTATAAAGACATATACCTTTATGCGCCATATTTTACAAATGATCCGTGGGGACAAAATAGCACCATGATAGAATCATTTGTTTACGATAAAGATTTGTTTGTATCAACTAATACAAACGGTATGTTATTTTTTATGCACAAAAATTTAGTTAAAAAAGCATTAGACTTTTTTGATTACTTTGAAAATAATTACGGCTGGGAAGGCATGGTATCTGGTTGGGCGGTTGATGTAGTATTCTCGGCTATGGCTATTTCAGAAAATAAATTGATACTAAGAGATAGTAAATATATTCTAAATCATCCAAAGGGATCAAGTTATGACCATAGCAAGGCAACTCATGAATCAAATTTAGTGTATCAGGCTTTCAACAGTTTTGCTGGAGAAGAAATATCTTCTATAACTTCTAAAATTTATGATAGAATGTCTCACGCAATAGATTCTATGAAGCTTAATTATTTTTATAAAAATATTGATCTAAATCAATATGTATCAAAAATTAATTACCACATTATAACAATAAATGATGAAAGAATAGAAAATAAAGATATAATAAACAATTTGTTTTCTGAACAAAATAATATAAATATAAAATCATTAAATGCAAAAGATAATTTTGAAGTGGAGAACTTTCATCAAGACTATCCAAAATTTAAATTTGGATGGCATTCATTCAAGCCAGGTGAATTTGGTAATTTTGCAAGTCATTATATGGCATGGAAGTATCTTTTAAATTCTGACTTAGATTCCCTATTAATATTTGAAGATGATGCTTTAATTAAAAATAATTTTATACAATCATATAAATTATTAATTGATCAAGTGCCAGATGATTACGATGTGTTTAGCGTGTATATAGATGATAATCAATATCCAAGATATGAAGAAAGTTATAAAATCAATGAAAGTATATCTATAGCATATCAAGACTGGTCAACACTTTGTTATGTTGTTTCTAAAAAAGGTGCTCAGGCAATGTGTAGTTATGTTGAATCAGTAGGCATGGATAGACCAACAGACTGGTTTATTTTTAGGGGTGGACAAGAAGGCAAGTTTAAAGTATACTCTATTAATCCAGAAGTAGAAGTTCCACTTAGTATTGATAAAAGATATCAATCACAAGTACAATAGAAAGATTTAAATGATTAGGTTTAGCGAAGAAAAAAGCCTGTGCTTTGACGACATCCTGCTTGTTCCACAGCATTCAGATATTGCTACGAGATCTGATATTGATATATCAATGCATGGTTATGGGTTCCCTATTGTAGCCTCCCCAATGGATACCGTTTGTGAGTGGGAAATGGCGGCAAGAATATCAAGTTATAACGGTATAGGAATTATTCATAGATATATGGATACGTCAGAACGCCTATTTCAAATAGAACAAGCTGCAATTATGACACATAACAAAGATGGTATTGGCGTTGGTCTTTCTTCATTAGAATGTTTTGATACGCAATTTATTGATGATGCAATTGAACTTGGGTGCAATTGGTTTTGTATTGATACTGCAAATGGTCATGGGGAAGCAGCCATCAAAGCCGTGGCACATCTAAGGGCATGGTATCCAGGAATAAATATAATGGTTGGAAATGTTTCAACATCCAATGGCTTTGCAAAATTAGCAGATGCTGGAGCAGATGCGGTACGTGTTGGAATTGGTGGCGGTGCTACATGTAAGACTAGAATTATTACTGGTCATGGAATACCAACACTTCAATCAATTATTGATTGTGCAGAATATAAAGATCATAATCCAACCAACACGCTAATTGTTGCTGATGGTGGAATTAGAAATTCTGGAGATATTGTAAAAGCATTTGCCGCAGGAGCAGATCTTGTTATGCTTGGATCCATGCTTGCTGGAACTGAAGAATCTCCAGGCAAGGTTGTTGATGGATATAAAATATTTAGGGGCATGGCAAGTCGTGATGCACAAATTGATTGGCGTGGTAAAGTTTCTGTAGATGAAGGAATTACAACTAAGGTCCCATATAAAGGATTAGTTAGAGATACATTTGAACAAATTATGGGCGGGATCAGAAGCGGATGCTCATATACTGGAGTAAATAAATTATCTGATCTTTCTACACATGCAATTTATACAGAAGTATCATCATTAAGTGTTAATGAATCTAGGCCACATGCGGAGGCAAAATGAAAGCAACATATGAAAATATATTAAAGGTATCTAAAGAGGCACCTTCTGGCAGTAAGATATTAAATGCTTGTTTAGAAGTAGCTCTAATGCTTGTTGAAAAAAATAAATCGTATGGAGATTCAGCCTTGAACCCAATTAGAATATTTTCAAAGGCGGATAATGTAGAGCAATTAAAAGTCCGTATTGATGATAAATTAAATAGAGTTAATAATGCTCAAGGATTTCCAGGAGATAATGATATAGACGACCTTATTGGATATTTAGTTCTTTATAAGATAGCCAAATCCAGTTGATATTTTAGTCGACTAGAAGTATAATATAGCCATATGGAAATTGAATTAGCTGATCATTTTGATCGCATGAATAAGGTCGTTGAAGAATTGCTAAAGGGCAATAATCCGACCCAGATAGCCTCTATAACGGGTTTTAAGAGGGCAGATGTACTAGGACTCATAGATGAGTGGAAAGAGGTCGTTAGAAACGATCACACGGCTCGTGACAGGGCAAAAGAAGCAGTGTCTGGAGCAGACCAACACTATGCCATGCTTATCAAAGAAGCATGGAAAACTGTAGAGGATGCAGACCAATCTGGACAATTAAGTGTAAAGGCAACAGCCTTAAAGCTCATTGCTGATATTGAAGGTAAAAGGATTGGCATGCTTCAAGAGGTTGGGCTTCTTGACAATGCCGAATTGGCAACTCAAATTGCTGAGACAGAAAGAAAACAAGAAGTATTAGTAAAAATATTAAAAGAGGTTACGGCAACTTGTCCAAAATGTAAGATGGAAGTTGCTAAGCGTTTGTCACAAATAACTGGTGTAGTAGAGCCAGTAATAATCGATGCAGAGGAAGCAAGTGGATCTTGACTTTAATGATCTGATCGATATCCTAGACGGAGAGGAATTTGATGAAAAACCAGTCGATTTACGAACATTCGTTACAAGCCCAGATTACCTTGGGCTTCCCCCGCTATCGGAGTACCAGTATACACTCATTGAGAAAAGCAGCCAGATCTACAAAGAATCAACTCTCGTAAAATTATTTGGTAGGGTAGAGGGAGAGCGTAGATTTAAGCAAACATGCAATGAAGTAATTGCACAATTAGGAAAAGGCAGCGGTAAAGATTATTGTTCAACTATATCAGTATCATACATAGTTTATTTATTGTTATGCCTAAAAGATCCAGCAACATATTATGGTAAGCCTCCAGGAGATTCAATAGATATTCTTAATATTGCTATTAATGCTCAACAGGCTAATAATGTTTTCTTTAAGGGATTTAAGACAAGAATTGATAGAAGCCCGTGGTTCATAGGAAAATATGAAGCAAAAGCTTCTGAAATGAAATTTGATAAAGCAATAACTGTTCATTCTGGCCACTCAGAGCGTGAAGCTTGGGAAGGCTATAACGTAATAGCGGTTATCCTTGACGAAATTTCTGGATTTGCTACAGAAAATACAACTGGTCATGATCAAGCAAAAACAGCAGATGCCATTTATGATATGTATCGTGGCTCAGTAGTTTCCCGTTTTCCAGATTATGGCAAGGTTATTTTGCTTTCATTTCCACGATTTAAAAATGATCCAATACAAAAATTTTATGATTCTGTTATAGCAGAAAAAGAAACTATAGTTAAAACCAAAACATTGAAGATGGATGAAGACTTGCCCGATGGTACGGAAGGAAATGAGATATCTGTAGAGTGGGAAGAAGATCATATTCTTTCCTATAACATTCCCAAAGTATATGCAATTAAAAGACCTACATGGGATATCAATCCAACTAAAAAGATAGAAGATTTTAAGGTAGAGTTTTACAAGAATATGCCTGACGCCCTTAGTCGTTTTGCTTGCATGCCACCAGAAGCCGTAGATGCATTTTTTAAGTCTAGAGAAAAAATAGAAAAAGCATTCGGCAATATGGCGCTTGCTGTAGATTCATTTGGAAGGTTAGAGCCTTGGTTTGCACCAGATCCAGATAAAGAATATTTTCTGCATGTTGATCTAGCTCAAAAGCATGACCATTGTGCAGTAGCAATGTCTCATGTTCAAAAATGGGTTAATGTAAAGGTAACCGATAGCTATTCTCAGCCAGCTCCTATAGTTGAGGTAGATGCTGTAAGATATTGGACTCCGACGGCGGACAAGTCTGTAGACTTTACAGAAGTTAAAGATTATATTTTATCCTTAAGGACGGCAGGATTTAATATAAGGATATGCACTTTTGACAGATGGAATTCCCATGACATGATGCAGCAATTAAAACAATACGGAATAAATACAGAAACTTTGTCGGTGGCTAAAAAGCATTATGATGATATGGCTATGGTTGTGGCAGAAGAAAGACTTTCTGGACCACATATAAAGCTATTGATAGATGAATTATTGCAATTAAAAATTATGAAAGACAGGGTTGATCACCCAAGAAAAGGGTCTAAAGACTTGGCGGACGCAGTATGTGGCTCTATTTATAATGCTATAAGTAGAAGCAAATTTAATACATTACAAGAAGTTCAAGTTCACACTTATGATTCTATGATTTATGATAGAGATTTTAAATCAGAAGATGATGGTAAAATGAATTTAATTAAAGCTCCCAAAATGCCTAGAGAATTGGCGGATATAGTAGACGGAATGGAAATAGTATGAGTACATATCAAGAAAAAGCTAAAGAATGTAAATGCTGTGGAAAACATGTACCACTTCCAACAGTATTAAAAGAATATCATGGAATACAGTTATGTCCTACCACATTTGCCAATGTAATAGAATATAAAAGAATATGGAAATCGGCTGGATCTAGGCCATCAGGAAGTATTAGAAAACATTTTTCTGAATATGTTCAGCAAATAGTAGAAAATACTATTGACAAAAATGAGGATGGAACACTACAATAACAACTAAGCAGCAATAGCTTAGTTGGTTAAAGCCCCCGACTCATAATCGGGTAATCGTAGGTTCAAGTCCTACTTGCTGCACAAAAAGGAGTATAATAGACATATGGAAGAAGAGGAATATCACGACATGGAACTAGAGCGTTACCTAGAAATGGGCGTTATAACAATCGAAGGCATGGATGAAAGCGGAGAAATTATCTTTGCAATCAATGAGTCAGCAAAAGATCTAGCTCCAGAATTATGGGAATCTCATATGAGATATGTTGATGAATCTCTTTTAAAACTGTATGAGTCTGGATACATGCAGGTTGAATACGATGAAAATTTAGAGGCCACTCTACACATTAGTCCAGAGGGTGCAGAGTTGGCTAAAGAAATGGGCCTCATGCAAATAAATTTTGATGAGCCACCAAACAATTAGGAGGATATATGCCTTGGAAAATTAAACAGGGAGTAGCTGGCTGCAAAGGATTTGCAGTTGTAAAAGAGGGTGGGGAATTGGTAGGATGTCATCCTAGCCAGTCTCGTGCTGCCGCACACATGAGGGCACTCTATGCGTCTGAATCAGATACAAAAAAGATGAAAGACAAAAAGAAGAAGATTTACTAGTAAATAATTTTTTGCTATAATATATACGGGTCGCCATACGGGGCCCGTATATTAATTTACTCGCTTAAAAGGAGAATAAAATGGTACACACATTTGCAATGGATCTTTTTAAGGATCCATTTTTTATTGGCTTTAACCGTGAGTTAGAGCGTTTTAACAATGTTCATCGTGAGGCTACAACTCAATCGTATCCTCCATATAATATCTTAAAGCTAGACGAGGACTCTTATCGTGTTTCCTTGGCTGTTGCTGGATTTGATAAAAAGGACATTGAGGTTTCTGTAGATAATCAAACCTTGATTGTAAAGGGTGAAGTTACTACTGAAGAAACTGGAGAAGTGCTACATAAGGGAAT